GGTGTCGGTTTTGTTACATTTACTGACTCAAGACTGAAATCTGTAGAAGGTTCATATACTGGAACAGAAAACGATATCAAGTTTTCATTTAATATGAAGCACGCTGGTGATGCGATATTTCATAAAACATTTGACTCTGAAGATGCGGCTGTTGTTGATGTAACAAATAATACATTCATAGTTAATAATCACTTCTTCCAGACTGGTGAGGAATTATCATACGATCCAGTTGGCTCTGGAACAACCATGAATATTGGAATCGCAGCAACAGCCATTAGTGGAATTGGTGTTACTAGTAAAATGCCTTCCACAGTGTTTGCAGTTAAGATCGCAGAAAATAAATTTAAAGTTGCAAGAACGGCAGCAGAGGCACTTCAAACTGTTCCTAAAGTTCTTGATCTTACATCTGTTGGTGTTGGAACCACACAATCATTTACTGCAAAGAATCTTAACTCTAAAGTTTTAGTGACTCTTGATAATAACATCCAAAGCCCTGTAATTCAATCTCCAATCAATGTTAAATTAACATTTGATGCAGAATCAGAAACTGATTTTATTACGATGACAGGTATATCGTCATTCTTCTCAGGTGACATAATTAAGGTCAATGATGAATTTATGAAGATTGATACGGTTGGTATCGGATCTACAAACCGAGTCCTTGTGAGAAGAGGTCAACTTAATTCTGCGATTGTAGATCACGATGCTGGTGATACTGTGA